TTAAATCATATCCAAGTTTATTTGCCAGTTGATTTATCCATAACCTTGGATCATTTTTTTCAGCAAGTAATCCATACCCAGCAGTAAAACTACAACCGCAAGCCAATAAAGATCTTTTTGTTTTCATAATGCATTATACCACATTTTTTAACTATAAAAGGACGGGCAGCGCATTGTTGCAACTGCCCGCCAAGTTTTAGATCGCCCAGGAGCTAGATATCTGGCGATCTACTTCACCTACGGCGCATAACAGTGTTCTCTGCAAGTTCTTTCCAATTCGGAGATACTTTTGTAAGATCAGCTATTTTGAGTGCCATACGTAAACTCATTTCACGTAGTGTTTCTTTTTTGTCGTTCATAAAATCAAGTATTGCGTTTTCTTGTTCTTTGGATATATCGTACCCATTAAACAGTTCGCCTGTGTTGCAAATTTGTTTGATGCGCAGATACTTATCACGCATTGTGTCTAGTGTAAGATCTAAATAGTGGCAACGGCTCTGCAATGCTTCAAGGTGATCCTGCATTTTTTTGCTGCGAATGTTTTCAAACTTAACATTGGTAATAAAGATAACACCACCTTTGAATTCAAACTTGTTTGGAATACCTTCTGCACGAAGTTTTGCACTATCTGCATTCCAGTGCAGTACACGCTTTTTACCACTGTCCAGTGCAGCTTTTAGAATGTTAAGACTAAGCTCGTCCATAAGCACACTGTCACAATCGTCAAATACCAGCACGTGATTTTTGTCTGCGTGTTCATATAACTTGGCATACAGTCCTAGTGCAGTCATTGCACCTTTAACTACTTCGTACTTGATACTGCGCCCAGCAATAGCATCCATCATCGAACTTTTGTCTAGTTCTTTTTCAACACCGTATGATTTACCCACACCCGGAGGTCCAGTTACAATCATTGCACGAACATCGCCTGCGATAACCGCTTTGGTCATATCGTGTAAGATATCAAATCGAGTTTCGATGCGTTTCATTACTGCATCATCAGATTCAAATTTAATTGTTTCTGCTTGTTTTTGCTTTAGTTTAGGCATTTCTAGCTCCTTACAGTGTTTGCTTTTTTAGCTTATGTATAACATTATAAGATAGTTTTATTATGCTGTCAACCTTTTAATTAACAATATAGCAAATAATTCCAACAAGTGCAATTAAAGACATAACATCGGAAGTAAATTGCAATGCTGTATGTTTAAATGCACTCGTCATTTTTTACCCTTAGGCCCTGGGTTTGCTTTTGGCCGGCCTCGCTTGCGTTGCCACGGATTTATTAACAGCTCCTCGCTGCGAGCATTAGGTTCACAGACTGTGATTTCGTTGCCCTTGGCTAGCCATTCGTCGATAACCTCTTGCGGGGTGGGTTCATGATTTGACAATATAATTTCCTTTCTTTATCTTAAATAACGATCAATGCTATTGCAATTACAGGAATTACAATAAATGCAACAGTCAAAGATACGTGTATGATTTGCCATATAAGTTTATTCATTGTATTAACTCTTTTTGCATTTCATAATCATGTTAAGTGCATCAGTGTATGTACTCATATCATTGACTAGTGCATCAATACTGTCAAGTATAACCAACTCAACTAGTACAGCAACTTCGTCACGTTGCTTAGGTGGTAATGTAACAACCCAATCAAGTAGATCGCTTTCTTTATCTACAGACCAAATTTTATCTAGTAGATTTTTTTGATATTGTGATAATCCATCATTTAGCATTATTACGTTCCTTGAACATACGCTTGAGTACATATTTGTGTTTGCCAAAATAATAGGTGTCGTCGTAACAAACTAACTCGTTAGTCCAGTTGTAAATTTCATCTCTGTGTTCAAACCACTTGTCTTGACAAAATTTCCTAAACTCTGAGATTTTCATAGTTGTGTGCTCCTGCGTTTATAATAGTATACTAGCATAGTGCATCAACAATGTCAAGAAAAAAGCACCCGCAAAGGTGCTTTTAACGTAGCTTATGTGTTTTTTTTAATTATAATGCAGCCCATTGTGCTGGACATCTGGCTGTGCAAGCAAGTTCGTCGCCTGCTGACAAACTAAAGAACCAACCTGTCCATGTTGGGTTGTCGGCGGTACCAGTAGGTACAGTATCACCAGAATTTGCGCTCGGTGCAGCACCATTAATTAAAATATTTGAACGTTCAGCTAATGCTGTATCGTTATCATCGTTACCATATGGGTGAGAGTTGAGGGGACGCCAAAAGCCTACACCAGAAATATCCGATGCAGTGCTGATATTGACGTGGCCTAGTGTGTCATCATTACTATTTACACCAGTAGCGGTGCTAAACCAAAGTGTACCGGCACGTATCTCACCTGAATTAACTGTAATAGACATTGCATGATCTACTATAGTAGCAGAATCGGCATCATCAAATGTCCATTCTGCAATGATTGAGTAGCCATATACATCTTCAGGATTATCAAGTAGTGCACCACTTGCTACTGATGTGCCGTCCCAAAGTATGGTAACTGTTGCGTCATTAGACGTATTTTCTCCGTATAGTTTTACTGTTCTTGTAGCCATAATTATTTCCTAACCTTATAAACCCGCAGTGTTAGGCAGGCCGCTGTAGTGCGTAGCCATACCCGGTAATTGTACTAACACTACTCAACTGCGGCCGCTGTAGTGTTTATGTTATTATAATTGTATTTAGTACCAATGTTGAAATATTATATTATCTTTAACTTCATGAGGTTTGGGATTTCCGTGAAATATCAGCACACTTGCTTCTGGTGGCACAACACTTGCAGCGCCAGGGTCTTTGTGTTTTCTATACCGAAAATCATATCCACCGTGCATTACTTGCCATCGATAACTGAGGATTTGATCAGAATTATAAAACGCAACATCGTTTTTTACTTTTTCAAAAATATAGTCTTGATCTCCATGCCATGGACATCTTGGATTATCAATGATCGATTTTGGATCAAATTCATTGTACACATATGCATAGTCCTTTATATCAAACCACATCACACTGCTATTAATTGCCCATTTACTACTTTTCATAAGATATTTAAAATCTCGTGCTGCCCAAAATTTATCTTTGTTAACTTGCCACAACCAATCGATATTCCCCACAATAACAGTGTCAAGATCAAAATACAACATTTTTACTTGATCTTTTAAACAGTTTTGTGTGTTAAAGAGTTGTATCTTGTACCACCAACTACGCTTGGGTCCCCTAACGCCATCCCATTCTTCTAGCGCATGCTTGATGTAAGGGGCAGGCACGTGACGTGTGCTTTCTGTGTACACATGCATTCTAACTTCGGGTGTTAGGTTGCGACATAGACTATTATAAAGTCTATCTACATATGTCCAGTCATACAGTGTGTCATGTATTAAGCATGCACAATCTATCACATCATCTACTCCAGTGAGTCGCTTAATCTTTTTAGCCATAGTCCTTGTTCTATTTCTGGCACAGTGTATTCAGTGTGGCATATTTCTACAAACCACTGTTCTCTATTTGTTGATGTAGGGGTTTCAATGTTTTCTAAATGTGTACTAACTGGATGTGCAAGACTGCTCGAATCAGTTAGCACAGTTGCACCAGCAATTGCTGCACTAATACCAGGGCCGCTACAATGATTTACCACTGCATGATATCCGTAGTCAATGTTGTATTTGTCATAAGTGTCGTCCACTCGTATAGGTTGTTCCATTGTACAATTAACAAAGTTTTCCAACATAAATCGATGTGGGGGGATAAATGCAGGACTGCGTGGATGCGGCCTAACTACTATTGGCCGGTCTGTATACTTGCGTAGATCGGCAATAGTTTTCCTGGTCCAAGTTGGAAGATCAGGCATGTTTTCCCATTGCAAACTTTTACGATGCTGTAATGCTATCAAAATACTATCATTTTGCTGTGGCAACTTGTCTAATTTTAACCCTAGGGCAACAGGTCTATCCCAGTCTAAATTTTGTTGATGTCCGTAATAGCCTGTGGCATTGATATTATTAACTGCTATTTTCCAAGTTATCTCGCGATCAAGTGCACCAACATCAATCACAATAACTGGTTTGTTTTGGCTGCGATAGTGCTCGTATACTTGTTTGTTCTTTGCCATGCGCCCGTTCCACAGTACACTCCATATTACAACAGCATCACAATCTAAACTATTTTCAACTGGCGTTATACCTGCTGCTCTACAACTATTGAGAAATGCTTCCATCACTGCGGGGCTGTTCAGCGCACACTGTTCTGGATAATATGCTATGTTAATGATCATGGTTATAAATACTCGTATGAAACGTTATACAGTAGTTACCACATTTCATCAAGAGGGCTTGGAATTATACGGCCAGCGGATGATTGATTCATTTGAGCAGCATTGGCCCGACAGCGTCGACATGATTGTTTACACAGAAAATTGCACCCCGAGAATAACTAAGAAGAATATACGTTGTGTTGATCTACTTAGTGTTAGCAACGAATGCAAAAGTTTTGTTGAAAGACACAAAAACAACCCAGAAGCACACGGTGGATTAGGTCCTCACAATCAAGGGGAATGGAGTGAACGCAAACATTTTAAATGGCAAGGTGTGAGATTTTGTTACAAAGTGTTTGCAGTGCACCACGCAGTAAACACTGTTGACAGCGATTGGATTATTTGGTTAGATGCAGATAGCCACACCCATAGCCCATTAAGTGTTGAATTTTTAGACAGCATTAGCCCAGATGATTTTATTGCAACACATCTAGGGCGCACTGATAGATATCACAGTGAGTGCGGATGGGTAGGATACAATCGTCGACACTCATTGGGCATTGAGTTTGTTAATGACTTTGCCGGAATGTACATCAACGACACCATGTTCAATGAACGTGAATGGCATGACAGTTACTTGTTTGATGTGCAGAGAAAACATTACCGCGATAACAAAGGTGCAAGCTTTTATGATCTCAATCCCGAGCCTGACACCAAGGGACTAGCAGGACACCCGTTTATTAACAGCAAGCTAGGAATGTATTTGGATCACATGAAAGGTGATCGCAAGCAACGTGGACACAGTAAAGCAAAAGAAGTTAGGCTGCACAGCAACCACCCGTACTGGAAGAAGATTTTAAATGTATGAAAAACACGGTTGGTGGTTCCCAGACCAAGATACACACTTTGTAGAAATGCTGGATAAGAATATACACAAAGGTTTTGAGCCGGTGTATCAAGAACCTGTGCGCAATAAAAGTTTACGATATGTAAAGCAAAAAAGTGTTGCACTTGACATTGGAGCAAACATTGGCTTGTGGAGCAGAGATCTTGCACTGCATTTTGCACAAGTTATTGCATTTGAACCAGTGAGCGACTTTCGTGATTGTTTAATTAAAAATGTTGTTAACGGCAATATAGACATTCGACCTTATGCACTGGGACCAGAAGATACAACTATCGATATGGTTGTTACCAATGGTAATACTGGCCACAGTCATGTTAACAACAATACAATTGGCAGTGGATCTATTGACATGCACAAGTTGGATAGTTTAGAATTTGATGCTGTTGATTATATTAAAATTGACTGTGAAGGATATGAGCTATCCATACTACAAGGTGCAGAACAAACTATTAAACATCATCAACCTGTGATTGTA